AACGAACCTCGCCTCCGCCTTATAGCTGAGCGCGTGTTTGCTCCTCAAGTGCCCTTCAGGTTGGACGAAGCACCAAGAACCGACGCTCCCACCTACGCACCTGTTGATCAATTGGGCCCAGTGCTTCTTCAACAAGTACCGGTAGTCACTGGTAACGATTTCCAAAGTATGCTCGCAGCTTTCAATAAGCGATGTAACTTCCACAGTGACGCAAGGGTCAGCCCCCCAGTAGTGAAGTCGGCAAAAACATTGGCCGACCGTGTCTTCCCCAAGGTTGAGGCATTCGATTGGACTCAGGACATTTATGACCGATGGGTAAAGAAATTTGCCCCTGAGAAGCAATCTAGAATGGCCAAAGCATTACACAACCTTGCTGACGTGGACTTTCGCACCCTAAACACCAAGTCTCTCATGGTCAAGGGTGAAGTACTCTTAAAACGAAATGACCCGTCATGGGCTCCGCGCATCATTTATGTAGGGTCAGATGAATATAACGTCTTGACCGGACCGATAATGGATGAGTTTAACAAAAGGTTCTTTTGCGCGACAGACATGTTCTCATCACCAGTAGTTGAAAAAATCATATGGGCATACACCAAGACAGACGTGGAGATCGCAGAGGATCTGTCTGGGTGTCCTCGCTATTACGAAGGCGATTTTTCGTCCAATGATAAGAGTCAACTGGTAGACGTACATGAGATTTTTGCACACTGGCTCAAACGTTCGGGAGCCCCTTATTGGTTCCGTCGTTTTTACATTGAAAATTCCAAAAAATTCCGCGTTGTGTCGTATGAATACGGTATCAGTGCCGATATTGAGAATCAGCTGGCCACCGGCGGCACCGATACTACTGGTCGCAACAGCGTTTGGAATTTATGTCTCTGGTATTCCTTTTGTGAATTTAACAATGTAAAATCGACGAAGGTAGCGATTCTTGGTGACGATATAGCCGCTGGTACAAACGACAAAGGCATTTCTTGCGACCTTTGGACAAAACATTGCCTGGACGCTGGGATGAGGCTTAAGGCCCACGAGCGCCGGTTTTACTGCAGTTTAACGTTTTTGTCCCGCTTTTTCGTTCCCGCAGGTGACAGACTGTGTATGGTTCCCCTCATTGGCAAGGCCCTAATGCGGTTCAACGCTCGAGCGAACCGCAATTCAGACGTGAGTGATGATGAATACATGGCAGGTAAGTCCCTGTCTTATGCGTACGAGTTTCGGCATGTTCCCTACCTTCGTGATAAGTTCCTTACCCGCTTCTCCAAGTGTAATGT